GCAACCTCTGAACCATTGGCAAGCGCGTTGGCACTGCTGTTCCATTGAAGCACCTTGTTGGCGCTTGGTTCTGGCATCAGGTTCGATGCGCCGCCCGTGTAGGTGTCAGGATATTTAAAGCCCTGGCTTATGTCACCGTCGCGCTCCTGGCCGGCCATCGAAAGGCGGTCAATGTCGCCTTCCAAAGTGTCGGCAGGGAAGGGGTCATTGGTGACGTAGTTCGAGTTTTGCAGAGTGCTTGTGTTGCGGCGGATGTGCCACTGCACTGTATCGGCCGGCGCCGACGCAGCGACAACAGTTCCGGTAGACCCATCGCCACCGGTCACAGTGAAGTGCGTTGAATAACTGAGCGTTGTCTCCGCGCCCGTCGCAATAGTCCGCTGCACCACGGTCAATTCGGCCGCACTGCCCGTGCCCTGGAATGCAAACGTCGTAGGGAACGAAGTCGTCGAACCGTCGCCCGTGTATGATCTGGTTGAGGTGGTCGCTGTAACCGTCATGTCATGTCTCCATTATCGCACGGCTTCGGTTGGTGGTCTGAATGGCGCAATGCCAAAGTCCATAAATTCTTGCCCTGTCTCATCCCGAATACGTTGTTCGTGATTCCTAGCCCAGCCAGGCTTCATGTATTCTTGCATGTTCCAAAAAAGCAGATAGTCGAGCGCCCACCGTGCATAGAATATGTTGGCGCCGGGCAGCATTGATTTGCCTACACGATAAGTTGTTGAAGCAGCGCGGTCATAATCTTCGCTGAACAACATTTGAGGAACTTTGCCTAAACGAAACAAATTGCCAATTACGGGGCCACCAGCAAGTTCAGCAAACCCCTCGCCGTGCCGTGTTTCGCCGCCAACCAACCCAACTAAAATGTCTCCATAGAAACCAGCGCCACCACCTTGCATCAGGCTTCTAAACATTATTTTCCCAGGATTTTCAGCTACGTTCATCGGCTCTTTGCCCTTGGCTAGATCTTTAAGGGTTGAAGCTAAATATCCGTAGACCATTGAGGTCAGCAGAATTTTGACCAGCATGCCTGTTCGGTGGCCTTCGTTGGCCTTGCTAAAACCGCGAGACAATATTTCCATGCCGTAAGTTACAGAGAACGACTTGAGGTGCATGAACAGATTGTAAAACTCTGACTTAACTGTGCCGCGCTCTAAACCTCTAGAGAAGACATTCGAGCGGGCGCCTGGTGTTAAAATTGCGCTGTCGGCAAAGCCGGTAAAGAAACCGTTGATGCGTATCTGAGCGTCTACGTCATCAATGGCGCTTATGTCATGGTATTTTTTACCATCAACTTCGCGGATCACACCGTTCATTAATTCAAAATCTTCTGGCGTAATTCCGTAGGCTTCCATTTCTGTGCGAATTGATGTTTCAAGTTGGCTAAATTTTTTGCCTGACTGTTTTGCAATGTAATTAGAAAGCGTAATTCCTACTGCTGTTTTAAGGCTGTCGTTCATCCAGTTCATGCCGGTCACGCGCATCAGCCAACTAACGGCAGAGGCGCCTTGCCCATCAAGCGCATCATTGCCAAGGAAACGCGATTGAACGCTGGACATTAACGCGTCCATGCCGACGCCTAAACTGTCAGCTATTTCCCTTGTCTCGCCGCTTCCCCTGCCTCTCACAAGACCTTCAAGCACAGAAAGGTTGGCCTCAAAAAACGGAACACCAACTTCATTAAGGCGTATTGACGCCGTTCCAATGTCACCAATAGACGCTATAGTTGTGCCGCCCAACAACGCAGCAGAAGTGAAATTTTTAGCAAGGTTAGAGCCTCTTGCGAGGTAGAAGCCTGATTTGCCCAGCCCCGGTAAGGCGTTGCCTTGCCCCGTAACTTCATCATACAACAAATCAGTTTTTGCCTTATGAGCCTGGTCAAGTTGGCTGGCAACGTCCAAATTATCTTCATCAATGGCGCGATTGATTGCCCTTTGATAAAACTCGTCTAGCATGTGCTTGGGGTTTGGCCCCAGGTGCATCATGCCGCCAACGGAATCGGACATTGATAGCAGTTGATTGGCAAAAGCCGTGCCAATGTGATCGTTGCCATAGGCTTGGTTGTATTGCCATGCGCTTTTGCCATCTTGTTTAAAGTGCAAAGATCGTGATCGCGACAATCTTTTTCCCATGTTGGCAGGGCCGGTAAAACCTGGAGGGGCGCTTAGATCAGCAACCGTGTCGCTTCGTTTTCCAAACACAATAGATTTATGGACATTTGCTAGAAACTTTAATTGCGCCGCCTCGCTCATGGGGCGCCCGAATGTTTTAGTTTTATCAAGCAACGGCAAAATGTCCCTAGACCACTGCTCCTTACTTACTCGCGCTACTTTTGTTTTGTCGTGCGATTGTTTAACAATACGCCCTGGTATGCGCCCAATGTCCGCGCCACTAAGATTGGCTTGACGCCGCAACACTTCATTAGCCGCTTCCATTGCTTCAGCTACAGCTTTTGCCGTGGCGTTTTTTGACGAACCTGGATTGTCTACTTCTTGCACCAAGTAACGGCCATTTTTCTTGTTTTGCAAAAACCCAATAGCGACGTTTCTTGGCACCCCGCCTTTTTCAATAGTTTGCAGAAACACTGCCTTGGCCATAGAAACCAAGCCACGGGATGTGCTTTCAATAGATTGCTTGTATTGGCTTTTGCCCATTTCGCCGGCAAGGATTGCTTGCAGCATGCGGGGCACTTCATCAATAGGCGTTTCTCTCAGCTTGGTAATAAACGCCAAACGCACCCGGTAGTTAATTGCCGCATTGCGTTTTAAAATTGCAGCCTCACGCACACCGTCCGCTACACGGGTTTTAATTGCCTCGTCTACAAACGCCTGTAGGTCTATGACTTTTTGATCAGCGTTGTTGCTTTTGATGGTATCGACAATATCAACAACCTCTGCCAACAACGCTTCAGCTTGCGCGTCGTCTAGATCTGGCATGGCATCGCGAACTGTTTTAATGCACTTATCAATGGCCATCAGGTAAGCCCTCCAAGCACACACACGGCCGCTTGCTGCCACGCTGCTTCCGTTTCACGGGTTTTCTGTAAAAGCTGTGTTGCGTTGTCCAAGTCTTGTTGTGCCAATGCGTCGTCGCCAGCCTCTGCCCTCATGGTTTCAATCTGTGCTTCAAGTTCGGCAATTTCTGCTTCGATTTGGGGAACATCTGCCGTTTCGGTAATGTTCTCCATGATGCGGTCAACTTCTGCCGCTAACTCTCGCTCTTGAATTTCACCAAAGTTTGAGTCATCGGAATGAACATCACGAATATCTTGTTGTGCTTGTTCTTGTATAGTTGGCCCTTGTGCTTCGGGGCTTAACTCCGACCGCACAACAGGCACTTCTAACGGCATTTGTATTTCGTTGCCGCTGGCATCAAGCGCGTTGCGTATACCCAATGCCGTGCGCGTATTTGCTTGCACCTCGTAAAGTAAAAACTCATCGCCCATACGGACAACATGCAAATCTGTATCAGGATTTTTATTTAACTTAGCTGCATACTCTGCTGTTTTTAAATCACGGTATATTGCGTATTCGCCGTCAGGGTGGCGCACAAAATTGTTTTCAATGTCAAGGTCAATACGGTGGTCGTCTTCGCCGAGGGACCGTACCTTTGCAACAAACCCTTTTTTTTCTAGTTGCTTAACTTTTTTCTCAGCAACAGCCACGTCCCGATATGATGTTTGAACATTCTGGCCTTCACTAGCTGTAACCCTTATTGAATTGCCACTGGCTAATGACGGTTCATTTTCTAGCCGAGAATTGAGCGGATCAATAATTACATTGCGAGTTGGCGTCGGCCCTGGTGCTACGGTAAAAGTTTCTTCTAAGCTTTTCCGCAACATTGTGTCCAGCCCGTTTACTTGCTTGCCAGACATCACCATGCTTAATGCTGCACTAATATTATGGCGACGATCTTGTTCGCTTATTTGCTCAACAGAAGTTGCAATGCGTTGATTAGCTAAACTTTCGGGTGAGCGCGTTGGTTGCGGTGGCGTCACTTCGGCTTGCGGTGCATCAGGCGGGGCATCTTGGCGCCGCAAGCGGCTTTCCATTCCCGGCAATCCGCCATAAGTTTTGCCACTTATGTCGCGTACTGCACCCGCCAGCCCGTGCATACCGCCGCCTAAAGCAGCCCCAAAAGCAAGGTTTGCAAAGCTGTCGTAAAGGTCATAGTCGTACTGTGTTGCTCCAGTTGCCAAAAGCAATCCGGGTTCAATTAAAGCAGTACCAACAATGCCTTCAGCCGCTCCAACTTGGGCGCGAACTCGTGTTCGCCCTAAAGCAGATGCTTGTTGTTGCAGCATTTTGCTATAACGCGCTACGCCAATAACGGGCACAAAGCCAGCAGCGACATTTAATGGATCTAGCATACTGCCAAAAAGGCCAACACCAAATTGTGCCACCATTGTCGATACGTCACCGTCAGATCGCGATAACACATAGGCGCGGGCCAGTTCTTCTTGTTTCCATTTGATACGGAGCGCCAAGCCTTCTTCAGTTTCACCCTCTACAGCAGTTAATTTGCCTTCAAGATTTAGTTCTTTAATAGCTTTTAATTGTTCTTCCTCAGATATTGTATCTGGTTCACCAATGTTTCTTCTTGGTGATCTTCCGCTGCGAACGCGGGGAACGGTCATTGGTTCGTTGTCGTCTAACCCACCAGTAAAATATTGCGGCTCACCTTGTGCGCGTCGCGCCGTAGACAATTCATTCCAACGCCAAAGTTGTGTTACCGGGTTGGTGGCAATAGTTTCGCGAAGCGTTGTCGCAAGAACCGTGCTTGTGTCAAATTCAATTTGATGCTCCAACAAACCCAGTTCGTTTGTTGGCCCGATAGAATTAAAAAGCTGTGCCATGTTAGTTAGCCGGGGTTTGGCCTAGACGCTCAAACATGATAGCGCCACCCCTAGCACCCGGACCTAATGGCCCAACAATGGTTTGTTGTACGTTGGCTGTTGGCACAATAACGGGGCGACCTTCTCTGTCCTCAATAGGGGTTCCATTTTCAGTGCGTAATTCGGCCGCGTTGCCGTCGGGCGTTAATGTCCAACGTGCATTTTCCCGTATGGCTTGACGTGTTGTTTCATCATTAGCGCCAGGTGCTATGAGGTTTCCGTCAATTGCTTCTAAATTTGCATCATCTTGCAGCCATCTGTTTAACCCAAGTTGTAACATTGGGGCATTTGTAACGCTGCCTTTCGGAACAATCCCTTTTAATTTTGGCAAATTTAGAATTTGATAGTTATCAGTAACGACAAGTTTCATTGCACGGTCTACAGCGTCGCCAATATTGCCATCGCGGGAATAGGTACTGAATGCCAACATTTCTGCCGCTGCATACAGACTGTTAACCATTCCAATATTATTGGCCTCACCAATATCGCCTAACTCTGACAAACGCGATGCAATATCTGTCCCTATTTCTTTTGTAACACCAGGCGATTCTTTATCGAGTCTTTTTTTCAACGCACCTATGCCGCCATCAATTTGTGCAATTGCAGCTATTTCTTGTTGCGCCAAATTATCAGATACAACAGCAAGCGCCCCAATTGCTTTGGGCAAACCTTCATTGGTCATTTCTTTGAGCATGTGGTTCCAATCGTCACCCATCGTTTGGGTCATAAGGAAAAACCTTCGCCCTACTTGTTCAGGATCACCCTGAATTGCGAAAGCTACTTGCTCTTTTACAAAACTTTTGGGAAACCGGCGGCGCATATCAAGTCTAAAATCCATGTCGCCATAAGCAATATTGCGGGCACGTTCGTAATTGCCATATGCTATTGCCGTTACTTCTGGATCATTCGACGGGTCTAAAGATCTTATATATGTTTGGAACGCTTCAGATACAGTTTCGTTATTAGCAATTACATATTGAGCGGGGTCTTTCTGACGCGCTGTATCATCTGCACTGAAAGCTTGTTGTACAATTTGTACTTGTTTTGCATTTTGTGCCGCAAGTATTTCTTCAGCTTGGTCGCCAAGAGGCGCATCACGGTCAGCAATTAATTGATCTAAAATTGCTTTTTTTTCTGCGTTTGATGCCCCGCCAATGCGGTTATAGACAAGGTTAAAATCTTCCGCATCTTTTATGCGAAGTTTAAGTTCTTTTGCTTTAATTGGATCTTTGACATTTGCGTCAATGCTTTCGTCACTAAATTGGCCTACTCGCGCATCAGGTATGTTGCCGCCAGCTTGTAACGCTTTAATCCTTATCGCCGCTCCATTTATATATTCTTTCTCTTTTGCATCGGCCGCTGTTTTCTCTTTTCTTTCTAGTTGCGCCACCCGCGTTTGCGCTTGCACAACAAATTTTGACCGTTGTGTGCTTTCTAAATTAGGCAAGTATTTTTTATTTTTTTCGTTTTTTATATATTGAGCAGGGTTGGCCTCAATCTGCATCTGCGCCATGGCGGTATCGACTTTGCGAAGAAACGCCAGCCGTATTTTTGTACCTTGTGTGCGCGTTATGGCGCCGAACTCCACGGCCTCTTTAATGGCAACATCTAGCTTATCAAGCCGTTCTTTTGGCGCGCTATCTTCTTCATCAATGTCAACGGTCCTCAAACCGTCTGCTTCAGCCAATTCAATGCCAACAGTTAGGCGGTCGCCTTTAACCTTATCCATTTGTGCGCGAAATGTTTGCCGTAACTTTTCAGCTTTTTTCGGCCCGATCTGGCGGTTGAACTCCAGGCTATCAATACTTTCGATGCCCTTCTTTAACGATGCCACCCACACAGCGTCGGTGCCGTCTTTTGTAGACCCCCTAACAAGTGTGTCTAATACGGCAAGGTTGTGGGCTTGCAACTCCGCGTTGTCGCGAGTTACCTGTTCCTGGCGGATTTCAATCTGACCCTTGGCCGACAACATAGAGTAGTCTTTTTTAAACTTCTCAAGCCCATAAGGCGACAAACCTTCAGATGCCGTTTCATAAATCTGCGCCATCCGCGCGTTAACATCATCTGGATCAGCCGTTGGCGCCACGGCACCTGGGTTAAACTGACTGCTATTAGGATCGGACTCCCAAGACAAAATTTTGTTGGTATCAATGCTCTCTTTTAACTCATCCATCTTGAGCGTGGCATTGACGTAAGACTGCGTGACCATCGCATCGGCCCGCGCCCGTAATTGGTTTTCCCCAATTTCAGAAACAACGCCACCAACCTGTTGCAGTCCTTGCCCCGCTTGATCATCAGTTAAGACGACAGGCGCAGCAGGGACGCCCGTAGTTGTCGGGAGCGTGGCGCGTCGCTGAAGTGTAGGAATACGAGCCATATAACTTTACCCCAATAAACTTGTGCCAGCGCCGTAGCGGTATTGCGTGTAAGCACCTTTGGCCAGTTCCGTACCAGCGCCTATAGCACCACTAGTTCCCGCCATTTGTGCATTGAGGCGATAGCGGGCAGCAGCAGCCTCTTGTCCAACAGCCTGTTGCAGATACGCTTCAGCCTGTGTCTCGCCCTTGTAGAGAATGGCAAGGCGCTCTAGTGACGCCTGGGTGTCTGTTTCTAAAGCAACAGCGTCAGGCGTTCCCTCGTCAATAACCACACCACTCTCGCCGCCATAGCCCACTCTCTGCGATGAAATCAATCGTCGCCGCTCAAGGTCAAATGTGTCGGCGTCAAACTCAGCGGCGCGGCGGGCCATCAGCGCATTGTTTTCAGAAATCTTTTTATTGTAGGCCATCATGCCGGCTTGGTATTCGTAATTAGCCTCTTGCACAGCGCCTTGGTAGGCAGCGCCGTAAGCGGATATGCCGGCCCCGGCCAGATTGGCTATAGTGCCAAAGCCAATGTTAGAAACGGCGCTGCTTATGCCGCTGAACAGCGTTCCAGCAGATAAGTTGAACGCACCACCCGCGCCCAGAAGTCCAGCGGTGGCGCCAGCCCCCACGCCGCCAAGTGCGCCCGCCGTTTGGGCAGCGCCGACCAATAACGGAATACACATGTTATTTACCCATCGTGTGTTATGATGCGAGTGATAAGCGCGGTGATGTGGGCGGGCAAAGGTTCGTTATTTAGATAAACCGTTTGCCCCGCAGTATCCCAACCGCCACGAATATTGATGCGCTTGTCGCCGGTAAATAACGGCGGCGAACTGTCCATTGGGTCAGACCCCGTGCGGAAAATGATTTCATCTGTTGTCGATATGTCTGGGCCGATCTTGCCGCCCAACGTATCAATGAGCCGCAAGGTGACTTCAAAGTCCCGCTTGGCTTTACCTTGAGAAGTCCCGTCATCGCCGCCAGCTTCCGGCCGCAACGTCTTCATTATGCATTCGTTTGCAAGTCCGATCTGCGCTTTCGTGACTGTCGGATCAATAGACGAAATCGCACCCGACGACACGTTGCGTTTAGTGTAGACCGAACCGTTGCCCAAGATAGACACAGCCTGACCCTCCAGGTGGTCAAGGCCAGTGATACTCGCAGCGGCAGTGCCCGAATATGAAAGCCCGCTGTCCACAAAAAATGCGTCAGCTTTTGTCTGGTTCTCTTCTGGGTCAAATTGATCGGAAAGATATTCCACATAACGGCGGGTTGCTCCGTTTATTGTGCGCTGCACAATCATCCACACTTCTTCCTCACCGCTGGTTGACGATGGAATGATGGCAAGGCTTTCAACAACAGCAATGGCTTGATCTGTTGTTGTCAGGCGCGTGGTGTCACTAGATGTCACGGTTAACGGCCTAGCGCCGGCTGACGTTGTTTCTTCGACAGTTACAACCGCTGCTGCCGGATTGGCTACGGTAAAATCTGCATGAGCATTGATGCGGGTGTAAATGTTGTCAGCGGTTACATTATTACTGGTGTTTGGTCGCCACCCTAAAGATGTATCTGACGGGTCAGAACTGCCCGCCGCTTCGGATGTAAACGTCACGGTTGACCCGTCCGACTTGGTAAACGTCAGCGTGGTTCCGGCGGCAATGTTTGCATAGTCGGACACGGTAATCGTACACGCGCCTGACACGCCGCCGATCTTATGCCGATGCCAAGCCACCACCTGTTGATCGCGTAGATACGTCATGCCAACCAGTTGGCCATCAGCTTTGACGCCCCACACAACCGTGCTTGGCTCTTGCTGATATGCAATTTCTGTCAGCCCGCCTTTGCTGATCTGATTGGAAAGTATAGTCAAGTCGGGCGACTGATAGCTGTCGCTGTCAAAAGCGTACACAAACTCGCGCAGCTTTCGCTGCTGGCGCTGGATAAAGATCACCACGTTATCGATACGGATGGGCCGGTGCGATGCCGATCCCCGTGTGCCCTCACGCACAACCCTGACGTTGGTTGGCGTCAGCGCGTCAGCCGTAGTTGAACCCGAAATAACAAACTCGCCGCCCACTGTGCCGATGGCCATGACCTTGCCTGGTGACAACCAACGGATAGCGTTCACCTGGTCTGTGGCCAACGTGTAGATGACAGGGTCATCGTCCAGCGTACCTGGCGTGTGGTTTTCGTAGTCTCCTGATTTACTGCCAAACAACGTCTGTGGTTGTTCACTGGTGCCGGCAAAAAACAATCTTTGTTCGTAGAACGCTACTGCTGCCGGAAACCCTGTCGTTTCAGAAAACGCCCCCAGGCGCCATTTAGTTTCAGCGGAAGTGCCGCCAAAAGTTTCGTTAACGGTAACCGTTACCTCTGTCGTACTGGTGCGACCCGTCACTTTAGCGTATCCCCATTGGATGCCGCCATCGCGCAAAAATTTCCAGGTGCAACTGTTGTCAACGATTTCGTCGCCTTCGCCTGATGGGCCACCCGATCCGGCAGACGTACCAGCTTTGATGCACTCGTAAACATTGCCGCTGTTACGCACTACGGCGCCGACGCTGTAACTTGTGCTTGCGGCCCAGGCTGCTGCTTGGTGACCAATCGATATTAACCGCCCAACGTCTGTCGTCTGAAATCCGTCGCCACCATTAATCCCCGTTACGGCACTTGCGGTAATCGTTCGCGAACTTCCTGTGGTATGGCTAGGTGTCAGCGTCGTATCAGTAATATTCTCATCTTGGTATGGGCCATCCTCAAAGTCGATTTCTTCAAGCGTCCAAGACGTATGACCCGTTCGCGATAACTTGCGTGGCGCATATGAATTGTGCGTCAGGTAAAGGATGTCAGCAGATTGGGCAAACTGAATGTCAAACAGGTCTGCCGTGGCATAGGTCGTTGTGACGGTGTAGACCCGCGCCGCGGTGCCGGCAGATGAATACGCAGTGAACCCGGTAGAATTAATGTTTGTGTCATCAACGTCGGTCAGTTCAAACGTGTTTGTCGTCTTGTTTTTGATTTTATAATATTTGCCATTGAGTTCGGTCATGCCGACGACAGACGCGATATAGATTTCATCGCCGTTAGAGAAACCATGTGAGGTCGCCGTCACCACACACGGGTTGGCCTGTGTCGCCCCGCTAATGGTTTTGTTAGCCTCAAGTATAATGCCGTTGTCTTTGTAGAAACGGACATACAGATTGCCAAACTCAATGCAGTAAGCCTGGGTTGTGCTAAACTCAAACGGCACCAGCCGCGTCTTGGCCGACGATGTTTTGACTTCTTTTACAAAGCGTGTGCCTGGTCGCCGCGTAATGCCACCGTGAGGCTGCACAATAAAGTTCTCTAGGGTTTCGGCGCCATTTGCATACTTGGTAATGTCCACGCGGCCGAACAGGTCTTTGGCAAGTTCGCCCGCCGTCCAGTTGGTTTTGATCTGCGTGACGCGAGACATTTTAGGTTCTCACTGACAACCAAGAGTCTTCAGATGCAGATGTTGTTTCTTGCGCGTCAACCAACCGCGCTTCCTGTATGAGCGTTGAATAAGCGGCAGATGCCGATGCAACGACAGTTTGTGAGGACGTAATTTCATAGGCCACGTCAGATGCGAGGCGCATGGCGTAGGCTTCTGTAAACTTAGCATCGTAAATCGATGTGTCCGTAATGTCGGCAATATAGAGGATGTTCAACGGCGCGGCGGCATCGCTGACAATGTTGCGACCTTCGACGGCCCATTCCTCTGTCGTATCTACTTCGATAATCCGCAAACAATTTGATGGCCACGGGAATAGGTTCGCGTATTCCCAGACCGGCGTGGTGGTGTCGGCCGCAAGGGAAACACGGGTCATAGCAAAGTTCCATGGATGATCCCTTAAACAATACTGTCGGCTTTGCTCATGAATGCGATTGATGGCCCGCCCCTCAACCGTGTCATCCGTAAGAGCAGTAATCGCGTTGGCGCCCAAATAGGTCAGACCTTTGTTCGCAATGTCTACAATTGATCCGGCCATGCAAAACCTCCTAATTTCCGATTTTTGTCAAAACCGCCAAAACTCGAAAAAAACACTTTTTTCAAAAATGAAATGATAAGTAAGCGTTTTAATTCAGTGACTTAATTTTTCGACTCTCAAAAAACCCAGCGTTTCTAGGGCTTTCAGCCATTTTTGAAAAATGCGCGTGTTATAATAGGTCAACAAAGCGGGAAAACCCGCGCCGCTATTTTACATTGTGAATAGGTAATCGTGTTGCCGTGGCTTTCGCCATGAAAGGAGAATTGCCATGGCCAACTCAAAAGACTTCCTTTGCTACATCCCGATGATGACAGGCGGCTCATACGGTCGCAACGAGGATCGGAGTGCAGCGGCCTTTGAAGCCTTCCAAACATTCACATCTGATTGGGGCAGCATGTTTGATGTCTTTGATCAAGAAGTGAAAGGCTACATTGCCGATATTACTGGGTTTGACAAAGTTCAATTCGGACCCGGCAAAGGCATATGGGCCGAAACTGAGGATGGCAGTGAACATCTTTTTGAGCTTGAGGAAATTTCTATCCGAATGCCCAAGCTATTAGAAAGAGAGCGCCCGTCATCTAATGGGTTTCGCCGTAGGCTAAAGAAAGTTGTTTTAGCCTCTAAGTAAAAAACGCCTAGGGCTGGACCCCTAGACGCTTCTATCTAACTTCTCTTAACACCGCCACGGTAGCACGGTTACTTATTCACAATCAATTTAAAAGGAAAGGGGGGCGCGAAGCCCCCCAATCCGTTAGTCAACGACGTAGTGGATGATGAAACTCATGTCACCGCCGGTTCCACCTTCCGCATGCATCGTTGCCGCGACATAGTAGAAACCGCCTGGATCAGTTGAATCACCAGCCAATTCATACATCTTTTGACCACAAGTGTTGATGTCTGCCGCTTCGTGGCGAACATCAGCCATTGCCCCCGCATCAGCAACGGCAGTAGCAAAGACATCTTCGTCCTTAACCACGCCAGCCGATGTGTAGATGCCTACGTTGAACGTGCAGCTTCCACCAAACGTATCAGACCCGATAAAAATATGCGGGACTGTTGCGTTGCTTGGAACGGGCGCCAACATAACGATGTCGTTATCGTTGGTGTCCCCAGCCGCAAGAGCCACAGTGCCTTGTGCAATTCGCACACGGCCACCAAGTTCGGCGACGTTGTTCATCGTAGGGGGAGTTGCCTCGTAATTGGCAATCAGATCAGTGTTTTTAGTTCCCATTGATCATCCCTCCTATGTTGGATCGCATTCGATGTAGCCCACCAACTTTTCCTGCATGCGAGTTGCGCCAATTGCCATGCTGCAAAATACTTGCGTTGCATGGTTCTTGTCGGCTCGTTCAGAAATTTTGATGGACGGTTCAGACCCAATAGCAAGTTTCATTCCCTTCTTTTGATAGAAGAGAACTTTATGATCGCTGTTGGAATCGGCGCCAATAAGTTCCGTTCGGATGAACTGGAAGCCCATGAAGGAATCCACTTCTCCGTTTACAAGACTTTTTACAGTGGCAAAATCGGAACTGGTAACTTCAGTTTGACCTAAAAGGTTCTGAAGTTGTTTGGCGTTGATGATCATATATCTATCATCATCATCCGCCTCATTGGCGTCGAGGATCTGCTTAGCAGCCCGCAACTTGCCGACGTTCAGACCCGTATCAGCAGCAGGGCTGATACCAACTTGAACATCAACAGTGTTGGAACTGTCATAGCTTGTTGAGGTGCCCCCAGCAACGCCCGTAAAGGCCGTGCCATCAGCAGCCGCAACAATTTGTTCATCCATCGCTCGACCCATGGCATAGGACGCGGCCTCTGCATATGGGCTTTGCGGATCGATCAACATTCGGACCCGATCCTCGTCATCGATAAGGTCTGCCCAATCGAAATCGATTAGGGAAACCCGACGCCTTGCGTGAGGGGTATCAACCCTTGGTGTATCCGCATGGCGCGATGTACGTTGTTGAGCGGAGGTTGTCCCGATTTGCTCAAAGAAAGCATTTTTGCCCACGACGGTTTCTACTCCAACCGACTCACGTAGACGAGAACCTTTCTGTTGAACTAAATGTTCGACATTGCCTCGATACTGCTCAACAAACGCAGTAGTAATTTGTACACTCATTGCACAAAGTCTCCTAACGTGTTGATATTAAAGGGTGAAGTGGTTGTCCCTACGGGGCCACGCGCCGTCTTTCCGGCTGTCTGTCGTCGGGCCTTGCGGTTATCCGACAGATACGTTTTGCGCGACGACATCTGTGCCGTGCGCTAATTCTGCAAGCTTTGCCATCTTTGCGACAAGCGGTTTGTGTTCTGGATGGCTGTTGTCCCAATAGGCTGGGTTAGCGCGGATTTGCGCCATTTGTTCCTTGGCCATGTCTGGCGTAGTGCCAAACTGCCCGGCGCTTTCGCCTTCCTTGAATTGTGGACCGCTGCCCAGCCCCATGCCAATCTTGGCAAAGGCGCGGACAACATGCGGGTTTGACCCCAGGCCGCTATCACTCAACACTTGGCGCAGTTCGTCAGAGCCATATTCACGGAGAGCGCGTTTTGCTGCCTCTACCCGTTGCGGAAATGCCGAACCATACTCACGTTGCAATTCGCCTTCCCATTCGGCCTGTTGGTCTGCCGCCTGGGACTGCGCCGCTTGCGCTTGGCCCATCATGTTTTCAACAAAGCGGTCATGCAGACCTTGAGCCATTGCCGCCGGCACTTTCATTTCATGGGCCGCGCCACGAAACCAATCCGACAAGTCCTGGTTGTATGCTTCAAAACCTTCCGGTGCGGCCAGTTGATAGTCTTCCGCGTTTTCCGGCGTTCCTAATTTCTGCCAACCCTCCCATTCGGAAAGATTGCTGCCGTCCGCTGGCAACACAACTTTGTCCGCGCCCACCTGTTTTTCCAGGTTGACGTATGATTTCAGAACATCATCGGCGCCTTTCCATCCTTTGGCTTCGATGACTTCATGGTAATCGTCCAGACCTTGCGTCCAATCGGCTGCAACTTCTGGGTTGCCCGCATCCTCTGTTAGGATGGCGGACCCTTCAGTTTCATTCGGCATTGATGTCTTCTCCTATTGCTAGTGATAAAAGTCGGTCCTCATCGATAGCGAGGATCGACAGGATGCGGCGCACTATGTCTTGTGAGCCGTGCATGTGTTGCAGTTCGGCACTGTCTCTCTGGCCGGTGATGGTCAGGATCCCGCTAACCTTGATAAGGTCCAGCAGAATAGCCTTGCCTTGCGGCGTGTAGAGAAAGATTTCTTTGTAAGCTTGGGCCAGTTCGGCCTGGGCCTTATGTTGTTCCGGCAATTACTGTTGCCCCATTTCCGCTATTTGAGCCACTTTCAACCCGGCATCGGCCAGTTGTGGCGCAGAGTTCATGCCCGCTTGCATGGCTTCTGCTTGCTGGCGTTGACCGCGCATTTCCGCAACTTCTTCCTCATCGCGCAAGATACGTTGCGGAGCGCCGTTAATTTCAGCCAAGGACCGCGTAATTTCGTCCGTATTGAAATTATCCATGACCGATGGGTCAACGGCCGCAATGGCCTGGACACTTTCAAGAGTACGCAAGATGCCGACGCCTTCTGGTGCCCGCATGGCTTGGGTTAGAGGGGAAACATACTCAACTTCGTATTCGCCCGTTGCTTCTTCCAATGCTGGGGGTAGGGCAGGGATTAAACCTTGCTCTGCCAACACGGCAAACTCGCGTTCAATCAATGGCCCTAGCGCCTCAGACTGTTGCCGCCCTACGGTGGGTGCCAACAAAGCGCCCTTTTCTTGAGAACGCTGCAAGACTTCAGTAGCCGTCATTTGCGGCGATTCCACAAGGATTTGGAAGAGGGTAACAAGGAAACTATCGTTTATAACCTTGCGCCGTTGCTCCATCATTTCAAAACCGATGTCTACACGCGCACCTGTAAAGAGGGGTTGAATGGGCGCTTGGGACCGCCCATCCATCCTTGCAAACGTCGCCGCGCCAGGCTTGGCATTGACGGGGAGGATTACGCCATCGTCTGCAATAATCAAAGGTGGGTCCACAGCCTTTTGACCAGCGCGGATAACCGTCTTTGACATTTCGTTAATCATTTTGATGTCAGGGAGAATAGTCATGGCCGGACTGCGGCCATAAATTTCCCGTGGGCCAGTGACATAGCGACTGACAATATACGGCATATCATCGAAGCCGCCTTCTTCAATCAGTTCACGCTCTTCAACTTCGTAGTACCCAGAAAACCATGCACTGTTGCGCCGGTCCCGTGCAGTGGGATCACGATCAGTGCGCGGGCAAACCAGATGCATAAGTTCAAGTTTATCGTCAGGCTTGTCTTCTGCCATTTTGCGAAGGTTGTCGGACAGATTGCCGTCCTCAAACATGCGAAGGGCTTGCCGGGCCGTCACTTGAAACTTACGAAACACCGTATCAATGCGGCCCATTTCGTTTTCAGCAATGTAAAGATCCGACAAATGTACTTGGCGGTACATCAAACCGCCATCAGGATGCTCATCAACAAAGAGAGCGCCCGTGCCGAACGCACCTAGCGCCATATAGCCTTCGTGCATTTCCTTGGAGAAACACGCCTTGGGCGAGTAGCGGTAGTTAAACATAATGCTTGTGACCTGATCGAACCACAGGCGCACATCATGGTTGCGGTTAAGCACAGGATCGGTGGCGCGCAACTGGTGCCAGCGTGAGCCGCGAGGCGTCAACAGGCTTTCAATTGCCGACGCAAAGCGTTCACAGGCGAGGGCAGCGGTGGCGTCATATAATTTTGATGTGCGTTTGTCGCCCGGTGTCAACTCGCCTGTGAAGATACGCGAACGCGGCAAGACCCGTTCGGCAATTTCTTCCCAATGGCTTTCCCACACAGACCTGTCGCTTTTGAGGCGACTATAGCGCGAGAAGACTTCGTCTGTATCTGGTGCAGCCATTAGACCCCCATAAGCGTATTCTTGCGGATTGCCGACACATCAGTGTTGCGCGGCGTTCCCATCAGTGTTGTCTGCATGCCGTTACGCGGGGCAGAGCCACCGCCGTATGCTGCCGACGCATTGCGTTGTGCCGTATCCAAGCGGGCGCCCATCGATGTTGGCGGCAGCTTCTTGCCCGCCGATTGACGCTGCATGGTCGGCACACACACGTTACTTGCCTTTGGGCTTCATTGGCTTCTTCGGTGGTCTTCCGCGTTTGGACCCATACGTTCCTTTACCTTTAGGCATAGCGCACTCCTATTTCTTTTTTGCTTTGGATTTGGGAAAGCCGGCCTTCATGTTGCTGTAGGCTTTCGATGAAATCGTTGACTTGCTCTTGGGCCGTGACGTGCCCGCCTTGCGGCGCTTGTTGATGTTGGCATATAGGCCTGGTTTCTTTGCCATGACTATTTCCTCGACGTTGATCCAGAACACTTCCAACGCTTGCGCGAAAGCCGCAAGGGACTGTTGGGGTTTTTAGCAGCGGCAGAATGTTTCTTCATCTGGCCGGAACTACGGGCACAGTAGGCATTGCCTTTCGATGTGCCTGGCTTAACCCTTGGCCCGCCACCTTTGGCTTGCCCAGCTTGTCCGTAACTGACCCGCTTACCGCTTGAGGTAACTTTAACTCGCGCTTTACCTTTCGCTGGCGTTGCCATGCTTAACCTCCCAGGAGCGTGGTTCGGCCGACATTCGGGTCATCAGAGACACCGGATGGGCCGGTCATTAACGTAGAGCGGCGACCGCTTGCCTGGACGCGGGCGCGGCGTCGTAAACGCGCTCCTTCGCCAGACCCCCCGCCAGATCCCCCGCTTACAGGTGCGGGGGTTGGTTCTGTGCCCATTGGCGCGGGTGGCGGTGAAGGCGGTTTGGGATCGGGAGTAATACACATGTTAACCTCCTAACAAACCTTTGCCGGCGTTGCCGCCGCCCAGGATGCTGCCGGCTCTAGGCGATGTTAGTGCGGCGCTACGAAGCGCACCCACAAGAAACCCCCCAGGCAGTGCAGCTTGGGCAACGGCCATACCTTTCTCGGTAGATGTCGACAGATTGGAGAATGGATTGTTCGCAATGGAAAAGGCTTCGCTTCGTGATAAATCGCTATGACCGGCGCCGCTAACCGAACCGACTTGTTGCGTTGTTGAAAACGAATCAACCTGGCTTTCACGTTCTACAGAACTTTGCGTTTCGCCGCCGCTGTCAGATCCAGCGCACATATCAGTTTCCTAACAATGTTTTGCCAATATTGGCCTGCGTTTCGTCGCCCATAGACCCCGTCAGGATTGTTGAACTTCTGCCTTTCATGGAAAGCCGCCTTTTCCGCATAGCCCGCGCTTCCTCATTGACGCGAGGATCATCCCGCGTGGGCGGCGGTTCCGGCATCGGTGGCGGCGTTGGCGTCGGCATTTTTGGAATCTTTGGTGCCAAGGGTCCAACACACATCATCTTTCTCCAATCTGGTCTGCGTCCACGAATAGCAGTGATAGGGCACTCTGTTCTGCCCGTAGTCTTCAACGGTGGCTTCGCGGACGGCGCCCAACAGTTCTAACCATTTGTGGGCTACATGGTGATTGTCATGGCTCCAACATTCAG